TGATTAACGAGTGAAATGAGGGGACCAGATGCCATTTAGTGAAGCTCATGCAAATCACGCCATTAACTTTATAGAACAATTGAAGCTGACCAAAGGCAAATGGGCTGGTCAGCCTTTCAAGTTACTTCCCTGGGAAAAGGATCTGGTGAGACGCCTATTTGGAACCTTGAGGGAAGATGGAACCCGCCAGTACAGAACCGCTTATGTGGAAATAGGTAAGAAAAATGGTAAGTCAGAACTTGGAGCAGCCATTGCCCTGTACATGCTTCTTGCTGATGGAGAACCCAATGCAGAAGTGTATGTAGCCGCCTGTGATCGGCAGCAGGCCAGCATCATTTTTAACACCAGTATGAACTTTGTGGAAGGGAATCCTACCCTATCAAAAGTGACCAATCTGGTAAGGTCCACCAAGCGAATCACTTACCCAAAGACCGGGAGCTTCTATCAGGTCTTAAGCTCCGATGTTAAATCGAAATCTGGAATCAATGCCTCCTGTGTCATCCTGGATGAGATCTGGACCTATCCAAATCCGGACCTGGCCAAGATGCTGACCACTGGTTCCGGTGATGCCAGGACTCAGCCGCTGTTTTTATATCTTACCACTGCAGGGAATCAGCTCTCTGGCTATGGCTGGGAGATGCATCAAAAGGCAAAGGATGTCTTGGAAGGTAAACGAGTGGATCCCACTTTTCTATCCATCATTTATGGATTAGAGGACGATGCGGATATTGAAGATGAAAACAACTGGTATAAGGCCAACCCTAGTCTTGGCCATACCATTTCTATAGATCGTGTGAGAGAGCACTATAACCAAGTGAAGAACGACCCGGCAGATCTCGCCTTGTTTAAACAACTGAGGCTCAATATGTGGTTAAAGCAGGAAATCAAATGGATGCCCATGGATAAATGGGACCTTTGTAACTATCCTGTAGACCCGGAAGAGCTAAAAGGGCGAGTCTGCTTCGGAGGTCTGGACCTTTCCTCAACCAGTGATATCACAGCCTTTGTGCTGGTGTTCCCGCCACTAGAAGAGGAAGACAAGTTTCAGGTGCTCCCATACTTCTGGCTGCCAGAAGAAACCCTTCATCAACGGGTGAAAAGAGATAGTGTTCCCTATGATATCTGGCACAGACAGGGGCTTCTAAATCTCACAGAAGGAAATGTTGTCCACTATGGATTTATCGAAAAGTTCATCGAGAGACTTGGTGAGAAGTACAACATCAGAGAAATCGTCTATGACCGTTGGGGTGCAACGCAGATGAGTCAGAACCTTGAGGGCATGGGATTTACCGTGGTTCCTTTTGGTCAGGGCTTTAAGGATATGTCACCACCTACAAAGGATCTGATGAGGCTAGTCTTAAGTAAGCAGGTAGCCCATGGTGGGCATCCCGTTCTAAGATGGATGGCAGATAACATTGTGGTCCGGACAGACCCGGCTGGAAACATTAAGGTAGACAAGGAAAAATCCTCAGAGAAAATAGATGGCATTGTTGCCATGATCATGGGCCTTGCCAGAGCCACAGTGAATCCACCGGATGATGATGGGTCCATCTATGATGAACGGGACATGATCATTTTAGGATAGAAGGGGGTGAACATAGATTATGGCGAACTTTTTAAATTGGCTTTTTAGGGCAAGGGCAGAGCCAACAGATCGAGTCAGTGATGCACCAAGATTTTATATGGGACAAAGTGTCTCTGGGAAAGTGGTCAATGAGCGAAGCTCCATGCAGACAACAGCAGTTTTTGCCTGTGTGAGAATCATTGCAGAGACCGTGGCATCTTTACCCCTACACACGTATCAATACAAAGGGGATGGAAAGGAGAAGATGTACACCCACCCGCTTTACAGAATCTTACACGATGAACCAAATCCGGAGATGACGTCTTTTACCTTAAGGGAGACCATGATGACCCACATCCTCCTTTGGGGAAATGCCTACTGCCAGATCATTCGTAATGGGAGGGGTGAAGTGGTGCATCTGTATCCACTGCTTCCGGATAAAATGACTGTAGACCGGGACAACAAAGGAAATCTCTACTATGCTTACCAAAAAGACAATACCACCCACTACCTGGGACCAGAAGATGTTCTTCATGTACCGGGTCTTGGCTTTGATGGGGTTATGGGTTATTCACCAGTAGCTCTTGCTAAAAATGCCATAGGCCTTAATATTGCTGCGGAAGAATATGGAGGCAGGTTCTTTGCCAACAACGCAACACCCAGTGGTATTCTTTCCACTTCTGGAACCATCAAGGATCCTACGAAGGTTAGAGATGCCTGGCAAGCAGCTTATGGGGGAATCAACAACAGCAACAAAGTAGCAGTCCTAGAAGATGGCCTTCAATATCAAGCCATCAGCATGCCCAACTCCGATGCGCAGTTTGTAGAAACGAGAAAGTTTCAGATTGAAGAAATTTGTAGAATCTTTCAAGTGCCACCCCATATGGTGGCGGACCTTAGCAAGAGTTCTTTCAGCAACATTGAAAACCAATCCATCAGTTTTGTGGTCCATACCATCAGGCCTTGGCTGGTCCGAATAGAGCAAGCTATGAACAGGAAGCTCTTTCTTGAGAAAGAGAAAGGTCAGTGTTTCGTATCCTTCAATGCATCAGCTCTCATGCGAGGGGATTATAAATCCAGGATGGATGGTTACGCCATCGGTATTCAGAATGGTTTCTTCTCCGTTAATGATGTGAGAAGGATGGAGAATATGGATCCCATCTCGGAAAAGGATGGTGGAGATTTATATCTTATAAATGGCAATATGCTGCCGCTTAAGATGGCGGGGGCTTATGCAAGGAAAGCGCTAGAAGAGTCAGGCGGTGATGGTCCTGATGAGTAGTGTATAAGTAGGGCCATTTCTGTGGACAACTACAAAGTTAAATTTAAGCATCAAGAGCATTTCTCTACATGAGGAGTGCATTTTTTATGGGAAAAAGGAGGTCGATTAGATGGATAAATTTTGGCGCTGGGTGGTGAATGAAACAGATGGCCCTGCTATAAGGACCCTACATCTTGAAGGGTACATTGCAGAGTCTTCTTGGTTTGATGATGACATCACCCCAAAACAGTTTAAGACAGAACTTTATGGTAGTGGACCTGGTGCTGATGACATTGTCGTAAAGATACACTCACCAGGAGGGGATACCTTTGCCGCAGCACAGATTTACAACATGCTCAAAGAGTATCCAGGAAAAATCAATGTACACATAGATGGTCTTGCAGCCAGTGCTGCTTCTGTCATTGCCATGGCAGGAGACGAGGTGTGTGTATCTCCGCTGTCAGTGATCATGATCCATAACCCAGCCATGCTTATTGCTGGGGAAGTGGCGGATCTGCAAGTAGGAATAAACCTACTTAGCGAAGTAAAAGAAAGCATCATCAATGCTTATCAGACAAAGACGGGACTTTCCAGAGCGAAGATTTCACACATGATGGACGCTGAAACCTGGATGAGTGCCCACAAGGCCATCGAGCTGAAGTTTGCAGACAAGATTCTCTACGAATCAGAGCCGGCAGATGAAGGTTCCGGTGGCTTTATCTTTGACCAGATGACAGTGACCAATGCTTTAAGGAACAAGCTCCCTGGCATTCAGGCAAGGATGAAATACCTGAGAGCCAGTGAGGTAGAGGAAGTAAAAGAGCCTGAGGAAGCGCTCAAACAAGAACCCGTAACTGCAGTTAACCAGATTCCTATTGCCCAGCTGGAAAGACGGCTGGAGCTTATTAAAAATTGGAGGTAATACACATGAGTAGAATTCAAGAACTGAGAGAAAAAAGAGCAAAGGTTTGGGAGCAGGCCAAGACATTTTTAGACGACCACCGTCAGGAAAATGGTCTGATCAAACCAGAAGACAATGCCGTCTATGAAAAGATGGAAGATGAGGTCATGAACCTTGGTAAGGAAATCGAGCGCCTTGAGCGTCAGGACGCTATGGACAGAGAGCTTTCCGCGATGACAAGCAAACCTCTTGCATCCAGACCTGATAAGATGATTGAGGAAAAAACAGGCAGAGCATCCGATGCCTATAAGAGTGCCTTTTGGGGTGCCATGAGAAACAAGATGAATCCCTCTGTCCAAAATGCACTGCAGATTGGTACCGATTCAGAAGGTGGTTTCCTTGTGCCAGATGAATATGAAGTACAACTGATACAGGCGCTTCAGGAAGCCAATGTCCTTAGAAATCTCTGCAATGTCATTAACACCAGTCACGGAGATCGCAAGATCCCTGTGGTGGCAAGTCATGGTTCAGCAGCTTGGATGGATGAAGAAGGAGCCTATAACGAAAGTGATGATGCCTTTACCCAGGTGACCCTCTCTGCCTATAAACTTGGAACCATGCTAAAGGTTTCAGATGAGCTTCTTAATGACAGCTACTTTGACCTTGAAGCCTATATTGCTGCAGAATTTGCAAGACGAATTGGTGCTGCAGAGGAAGAAGGATTCTTAACCGGTAATGGAAGCAGCAAACCAACAGGACTTCTTCATACCACAGGAGGTGCAAGTCTTGGTGTAACCGCAGCAAGTGCAACAGCGATTACCATGGATGAAGTGCTGGACCTTTATCACAGCCTGAAGTCTTCTTACAGAAAGAACGGGACCTTCCTTGTAAATGATGCCACAGTAAAGGCCATCAGAAAGCTTAAAGATGGTCAGGGACAGTACTTGTGGCAACCATCTGTACAGGCTGGAACACCAGATACGATTCTAAACCGACCTGTGATTTCCTCACAGTTCATGCCTGTGGCAGCAGCAGGGGAGAAGACCATTCTATTTGGAGACTTTAAGTACTACTGGATTGCGGACCGTCAAGGCAGAACCTTTAAGCGCCTGAACGAGCTCTATGCAGCAAATGGTCAGGTAGGTTTCCTTGCATCTCAGCGACTGGATGCAAAACTGATTTTACCTGAAGCCATCAAGGCGCTTCAGCAGAAAGCCTAAGTAATGAAACAGGGAAGGTAGTCTAAGCACTGCCTTCCTTAATCTTTTATAGGAGGGAAAAACCATGACATATAATACGAAGAATTACACCGAACAGGGTGGTGAGAAAACCGTCATTGGTGGAGAACTTGAAATCAAGGATGGTGCTGTAGTAACAGGCCTTCCTGGTGCTCAGTTAACTGCTGCCACTGAAACTGCATTAGGTGGCATTAAAGCAGAAGCAAAAACAGAAGGAGACACTGTTCCAGCAAAGATTGGTGAAGATGGGAAGCTCTACGTAGAAACCTATCCAGTGGTACCTATCGCATTAACTCAGTCGGATAGTACCGCTACGGAAGTTGCTGAACTTGTGACGGACTTTAATGCCCTGCTTCTCAAACTGAAAACAGCGGGCCTCATGGAAAGCGAGTGATAAATCATGGCGCTACTAGATAAGGTAAAAGCAAATCTTATCTTAACCCATTCAGAGGACGATGCTTTGATCGACGGTTTCATCGACGCAGCTATTAGCTATGCAGAAGGGTACCAGCAAGTAGGTACAGATTATTATGCAGAGCATCAGATGTCAAAAGCCACCGAGCAAGGGGTTATTATGCTGGCTACTCACTTCTATGAGAGCCGGGATGGTTCCACTGGGGGCTTTTTCAACAATGATGTCAGAGCATCAGAACAGGTCTGGAAAACTGTACACCTCCTTCTTCGAATAGGAAAGGAGTGGCAGATTTAATGAAAAGACTCTGGGTGAAAAAGAAGCGAAAGAGGCAGAAACGCTGCTATCGAAATGGCCGAAGAAAAGATCGAAGACACGATTATGATGAGATGGTCCTTAAGGAAGGTGAGACAGATGAGCTTTGGAAAGATGAACACATTCATAGAGATCATCGATGCCACGCAAACCAAGGACAATGAAGGGTTCACTTTTAGAGGGGAAACAGTCGTCGCCAGGGTGAGAGCCTATAAAGAAGAAAGACATGGGTCAAGGAAGTGGGCCAATATGGCAGCCTATAGTAAAGCCAATGCCATCTTCCAGTTTAGGCGCATTCCGGGTATTGAAGTGGAAGTAGGACAATTTATTTCTTGTAATACCGGCAGATACAAGATCATCAGTGTGGAAAACATATCTGGATTATATGTTGAAGTAGCTGCAGAAAAAACAGAACCTACAAAGGAATAGGTGATCTTATGGCCAAATCAAGTTTTAAAATGCCCGATGACTTTCTATTGAAAGTATCCAAATTAAGTGAGAAAACCGATGAGATCATCCCGAAGGTTCTAGAAGCAGGTGGCGAAGTGGTGAAAGCCAAAGTGAAATCAAATCTTCAAGCTGTGATTGGCAATAACACTAAACTTCCTTCAAGATCTTCTGGTGAACTGGTGAAGGCACTGGGTGTATCTCCTGCGGGGATTAATCGAGATGGCAACTATGATGTAAAAGTCGGATTTGATGAACCAAGAAGTGATGGAGAGTCTAATGCCAAGATTGCTAACATCATAGAATATGGGAAGTCTGGTCAACCGGCAAAACCATTCTTAAAGCCAGCGAAGGCGGCAAGCAGAAAAGCCTGTATAGAAGCCATGAAAAACAAGCTGGATGAAGAGATAAGTAAACTATAAAAAGGAAGGGAGGCGAATGAAATGACAGGCAGCATTTTGAAAGATATAAGTGAGGCGCTTGAGCCCTTGGGAGTTCCAATCGAAACCGGGATCTTTAGTACGAAGGCACCGGATGAATACCTGGTTCTGATTCCCATGAGTGATATCTTCGATCATTTTGCTGATGATCTGCCTTGTGCAGAGTTGCAGGAAGTTCGCCTTTCCCTTTTTTCTAAAGGGAACTACCTGGAAAGGAAAAATGCTATTGTTCATCGTCTCTTAAGTGAGGCATTTACCATAACGGATCGACGGTATCTTGGATACGAAGAAGATACCGGTTTTCACCACTTCGCCATCGATGTGGCAAAAGAATATGAAACAAACATATAGCTGGAGTGATTCAGCGAAAATGAAGGAGGACAAAGACATGGCAACAATTGGATTGGATAGCTTATTTTATGCAAAAATCACAGAAGATGAGCATGGCATTGAAACCTATGGCACACCTAAAGTGCTGGCGAAAGCCATGACAGCGGAACTGAGTGTAGAGCTGATTGAAGCGATTTTATATGCAGACGATGGTGCATCAGAAGTCGTGAAAGAGTTTAAGAATGGTGCGCTCAGTTTGGGGATTGATGATATTGGTTCTTTAGTGGCCCAGGATTTAACTGGATGCAAAATCGATAGCAATAACGTTGTGGTTTCTAGAAGTGAGGATGGAGGATCACCTGTAGCCATCGGGTTTCGTGCCAAGAAGTCCAATGGCAAGTACCGCTACTTTTGGCTCTATAGGGTTATCTTCAGCGTTCCGGCAACAAGCCTTGCCACCAAGGGAGACTCCATTACCTTTAGTAGTCCCACCATAGAAGGAACTGTCTTTAGAAGAAACAAGCTGGACGGGGAACAAAAGCATCCCTGGAAGGCTGAAGTGACGGAAGGAGATAGCGGTGTGGCCGCTTCAATAATCACCCAGTGGTTTAGTGCTGTATATGAACCGGACTTCACACCTGTTATACCTGCGATTACCATTGCGACTCAACCTGACAGTTTAACGGATGTAACAGCCGGTAGCATTACGGGAAGTCTATCTGTTGTGGCCAGCTCCAACACTTCAAATCCTGTGACATATCAGTGGTATGAGAATACCATCGACAGTTCTACTGGTGGCACTATCATTAATGGTGAAACATCTGCAAGCTTTGATATCCCAACAGACCTGGTGGCAGATACCTATTACTACTATTGCGTACTGGGATTAAGTGGAGCAGAACCGGTAACAACAGAAGTGGCAACAGTAATTGTATCGTAATGGAGGGAAGATAAATGGCAGATGAAAATATAAAACTAACGGAAGCGGCAGAAGATAGAAGCGCCATCATCAATGTGGGTGGTACTGAGTTTAAGATGATCCTCACAACCAAAGCTACAAAGGAAATTGCCAAGCGTTATGGAGGCCTCGAAAATCTGGGTGATAAGCTGATGAAAACTGAGAACTTTGAATTGGCCTTGGATGAGATTGTCTGGCTCATTACGCTCTTAGCAAACCAGTCCATTCACATTCATAACATCAAGAATAAAGAGGATCAGAGAGAACTTTTGACGGAAGAGGAAGTGGAGCTTTTAACCACACCTTTTGAGCTGGCAAATTACAAAAACGCCATTATGGCCAGCATGATGAAGGGGACCAAACGGAACGTGGAGAGTGAAGACTCAAAAAACGAGGTGGTCGGGTAAGTGATGAGGAACTCTTTACCCGACTTATTTACTTTGGCACAGCCCATCTAAACCGTAGAGAAGAAGAGGTATGGCAGATGCCCATTGGCTATTTGATGGATCTATGGGAATGCCATAAGCAGTTTATTGGTATTGCAAAACCTAAGAGAGAACTGTTCATAGATGAGGTTATTCCAGAATGGATTTAATGTCATTACTGTTCGTATGTGAGGAAAATATACAAGTGAAAAGGACATAGGGAAATGTAGCGGATTGGAATTCGAATATAACAGTTTGATTGTTACATTGACAATTAAAAAAGTTAAATTACGCTGACACCGAAATAAGGTGTCTTTTTTCATGCCCGTAAAGGAGGTGAGGCATTCATGGCAGATAATTTTGGACTGAAGATAGGTGTTGAAGGTGAGAAGGAGTTCAAGAACAGCCTTCGGGAGATTAACAGAGATTTCAAAGTATTGGGTTCTGAAATGAAGCTGGTGACATCCCAGTTCGATAAGCAGGATAAATCCATACAGGCGGTCACTGCGAGAAATGAAGTCCTGAATAAAGAAATTGAAGCGCAGAAGAATAAAGTGTCCACCTTGGAGTCTGCTTTGAAAAATGCCGCTGAATCCTTTGGGGAGAACGATAAACGAACCAAAGCGTGGCAGATTCAGCTAAACAATGCCAATGCTGACCTTAACAAGATGGAAAGGGAGCTGGATGAGAACAATAAAGCCCTTGATGAAGCCAGTGATGGCTTTGATGATGCGGGTAAAGAAGCCGACAAATTTGGAGACGAAATAAAAGACTCTGCAAAGGTAACCGATGATGCAGGAGGAAAGTTTGAAAAGATAGGCTCTGTTCTTAAAGGAGTGGCGGCTGGAATTGGTGTAGCCATGGCCGCCATTGGAACCGCTGCTGTCACTGCGGGAAAAAAGCTCTTTGATATGGCCAACGATGCAGCTGCAGCAGGGGATGAAATAGATAAGGCCAGTCAGAGGATTGGTCTTTCGAGGCAAGGTTACCAGGAGTGGGATTATGTGCTATCCCAAAACGGCGCCAGTATCTCTTCTCTTGAAAACGGAATGAAGAAGCTAAACAACACCGTGGATGACGCCATTAACGGAAGCACTTCAGCTACAGATAAGTTTCAGCGACTTGGCATCTCCATGGAGGACTTACAAGGGAAGTCTCGTGAAGAGATCTTTGAAATG